GTCAACACCTGTGAATATCGAAGCAACCTGATCGTTTACCCATACGATTACTTGCTCGTCGGTAATCTCGACCTCTACACGCGCCGAATCGCCTTGGTTCCAAGTACCTGTACCAACGGCGTTGATTTGAGTTGATGAATATGCGGTCGGAGTTCCAGCCACAACCTTTCCTGCACCAACGAGCAACGGCGCAATCGGACTCGCTGCCGACAAATAAATCTCGTTGTAGTTTGACGAGTCTTGATACCGGAACGTAAACAACGATTGCTTGTATGGATACGATATCGTACCGTCTTCTCGAATGATGTCCGCACCCAGTCGAACGTTCGGTGTACCAAAATCGGTTACTGCAATGCGTTGCCCACCGCCTGATGTGATTTCTAGGTGGTTGGAACGTATCTCGAACTGGGAATCTGCCGTGTAAGCGTCGAAGTCTGAGTCTGCTTGGCTCTGGTTATCTGCTTGCGGAACTGATCGACCGTTTAGTGATGTTCCATCATCGTCAGTGAATGAATCGTATGGGTACGCAAGGCGCAGTCGGCATTCCGGTCCTGGCAGTTGAAACGGGTACAGCGAAGAAGATGTGTTCGTAGGTGTGTATTTATGCGTATCGTTCTCTAGTGCAAACGACAGCGACGCAGCAGGAGCGCGACCTGAGAGCGGGTCTTTGCCTCGGCTAAGAATAAACGTCTTGAGGTCGGCAGATACTTCCTCGCCCGAATCGGTAAAGTCTCCGTCTTCGTTGAAGTCTATGTGTAGTTCGATGTACGGTGCTGGCAACCTAGTTTCCTCCTGTGTATGGAGAAGAACCAACGCCAACGCCAGTCCTGTCACGAAGGCGAAGCTGAGCTTCCAACTTGTCAACAAACCGTCTAATAGTTTCCTCATCGCTGAATACCCCGCCGTTGATGATTATGTTTTGGATTCCTGGTGGAAGTGACGATGAATTACTTGTGTCGAATGGGTCAACAGGAGACAAGTCTTTTCCAGTCAATCCTAGAATGTCTTGAACATCAGGATCGTTAAGAGCGTCTTCCAGAGAATCAAAACCAGCGTTTTCACCAGTTCCTCCGCGAACAGCTTCCCAATACTTGTTCCATAATCCTATGGCGTTCTCCGCTTGACCTATAAAGGTTCCGCCCATGATTCGGTCAAGAATCGTCTTGGATTTTTCAAGGTTCTCGTCATTGTTCAAAACCTCAAACGCCTGATTCATTGCATTGGTGAATCTATCCATTGGATCGACGGCATCTTCAGCAGCACCAGCAACATCATCGAGCACGCTGGCAAGACTGTGGTAATCCCTACCGGACTGGTCTACAAGCGCGTTCAATGGTTCTTCATTACCGGCAAGTGCTTGACCTATTGCGTAAGCAGCAGTTTCCACATCTGTCCCAGTTGCAGCGGCTAAGTTAAACGCCCCTTCAATTTCTGCCATGCTTGGGACAATTCCACCAGATGCGTTAGCGATGTTGATTGCTGCTTGCTCGATAGCGGTGTCCGTTTCCGCAATCCTCCCCCCAAGCTCACCGAATGACTCACGCATAGCAATAATTCCCGTTTGTGCGTTATCAGGAAGTAACTTCAACGATGCGTTTACTCGCGCCATTCGATCATTAGCTTCAGAAACCCCAGAAACAAGTTGCGACGCTCCAATACCCACACCGAACAATGCAAGACCCGCTGTGACCGCAGACAGGTTCAGCGACCCCATGCCGGAGTCGAGTTCGTCTATATCGTCTTGAAGCCGCTCCATATCCTCAGAAGCGTCATCTTCAAAGCGCGCTCGAAAGACGAGGTCTTGTTCGTTTCTGCTTGTCATGCCGCTTGCGCCATTCTTACTTCATGCTCAATGCGTTTGTAGTTCATCAGCCTATCGACCTTCTCTGCTGGTAAAACTTCTAACTGCTCATACGAATACGGTTGCGCTACGCCCGTTGCGAGCGCGTTCGCATAAGTAACCGCCTCAGACCATTCAACCGGAACAGGCTCGCCATAGATGAGAGCCAGCCGAAGGCTTTTTTTGTTTCTTCAGTAACCGCACCTCCAACGTCCCGCTGATGCCTTAACAGTTCTTCAAGGGTTTCCCGTACGCGCCAGTCAGCAACTTCGGTAATTCCCTCAACGGTGTGCGGTATATCAAAACTCCACTCAACGGTCGATCCTGCAAGCCTTGTTTGCTGTGCTAGGTTTGCTACTTCAAGGGAACTGTTTGGGTCTGTTCGATCCAGCCCTTGAAACACTGTTCTCATCTGCCGTGATGTTCGGAAGTTGAGTTCAGTTCTGAGCGTCCACCATGCTCCGTCTTCCCACTCGATTTTGATAAGTGGAATGTGACCCGAATCATGCCCCGTCTGTGTGACCTTCATGAATCCTCGCTTATGTGAATGATCCGATAGTTACCTGACCCTGCACAAGTAGTTCCGCTCGGAACTTCACAAGGTCGCCGAGGGATGCTGGGTATGTGAGGTTACGCATCTTTGTCTCTGCGCTGAACTTCTCGTATCCAGACGAGTTCCCCTTCGGTCCGTATTCAATTGATGATTCCAGGTTGTTAGACCTTTGACCGGCAAGTGCTGAAAGAACTGTCTTCGTTCCGGTCGAGGCGGTATCGTCGTACCAACCCTCAATCGTTACGGTGACGTTTTCTAAGCCTGCTACGTGCTTACGTCCACCATCAGCCACGGCAGTTGCGTCGTAATGCTCAACCTCGCCAGGAAGCCCATCGACGGACAATAACCCTGTAAGTTGGCGCAACGTACCTGCGGTGTCATCTATGGCGAAGTAAAAGTCTTTTCCTGGGTATCGGTTGACTGCCATTTCTTACCCCATTAGGTCGGCGGCTACTTTGATCCCTGTCCGAGATATGATCCCATCAATCTGACCGCTTACTTTTGTCAATGCACGCTCATGATAAGGGTTGGGCTTTGTGCCTGGGTGATTCACCTTCTTAGCGAAGACAACATTCCCGCCGATCACAAACCTCAATGCTTTCGCCCTGACTGGTCGTATTTCATGTGCAGCCGTTCCTTTACGAACAAAGCCGCCATAAAACGCACCATTCGGAGTTCTAGCACCCTGTCGCACCTGCAACTCTTGTGCCGCAGGAGAACCCGTAATCTGACCACGCGTACTATTAGCCAGTTTACCGCTTCTACGTGGAGTCTCCGCTTTGAGTACCGGAGCGTATGTCTTTCCGATTTCACGGAGAGCAGCATTGGTAGCCCCACGAAGAATCGTCTTCGCTCGATCTAAACCTTTGCCTTCTTGCTCGAACTCGAATTGGAAACTCATCTCCACGCCGCCGTTCCATCCCACACCGAGTTACCGTCCCAGCGCGGAATTAGACCTGAGTGATCTTCAGCCATAAAGACTTCGGAATACTCGATCACGTTCATTTCGAGAATTTGCCGCCAGTAGCGACCATTCCCCACAGTCCACTCGTCCGGTTCACCAACCAGATTCAAGTGAACGTCGATAACACCATCAAGCCCGTTCAAGTCCTGATACTTGTCGAAGTGTTCTGTCACTGTGTCAACAAGCGTGTTCAGCCTTGATCGAGTATCTGCACCGCTCACCGTGAACGCTGCATACAGTTCAATATTTACACCCCAGTCATCGCGCCTGACATACCGCTTCTTACCGTCTGCCACATCCACCTGACCGGAATCGCCTGTCCCACTGTTTCCCCGCATGAGAATGGCGTACTGCGCTGCTCCGTCTTTGAGCGTTCGGTAGTCGTACTCAGACGAGTTATCAGCGTCGAACTCGGATAGCAGTTGAAGCAATGTAAGAACGCGTGTCTGGATACCTGCGTAACTCATGCGAGTGTCACCTCTCGTAAGAAGATGACGTTCAAGATAATTTCCTGCCTCATAAAGAACCGAGATTCCCCGAACGAGTATTCCTCTGGAGCAGGGACTAGATCAGCGTCCGTTTCAAGCACACCTGTCGTTTGGTCAAGGTTCGGGTATTTGTCGAAATGAGCCAGCACTGTCTCGGCGGTTGTGGTTACTAGAGAGCGCGCCGCAAGTGCATCTGTTCGGATCGGAACATACAACTCGATCACAACGACCCAGCGATCTTGCGAGGTGTATTTACCCGCTGTCGCTACGTCGTACCGAATGTCGATCTGACCGGAGTTCACATCGCCCGAATTAGACCGGCGCAGTACAGCGTAAACCGACTTGCCGTTGCCAAGTATCCGGTAGTCGTTCTCTGATGAATTCCCGCTGTCGAATTCAGACAGCTTTTGCAGGACTGATAGCGCAGCGGTTTGAACGGTTGAATAACTCATTACTCACTATCATCCACCCGCGACGTTGTACCAGGGAAGTCGAATACGCTTCGTGTGATTGCTGGCTCTTTCCTGCCACCAGTAGACCGGCTTCGAGCAGAACCAACATAAAGCTGACCAGTAACCCGATTCGATGATCGTGAGGCTACGAGCGTTTGCTCTTTGATAGCGTCTATGAACCGCTTGTACTCGGCAGCAAACCCATTCTTCCTATTGGTAGTTGGGTCTGGAAAGTCAGGGTCAAACGCCTCCGAAGGAAACGTGTTCATTATCTGCAAGCACGCGCCAGCAGCGTTAGCAGCGACAGCCCATGCGTGAACAATCGGATCGTCACCAACAGCAATCGGCGCGGTGTATCCATAGGTTAGAAGTACACCGTTCATCTCGGATGCTACTTGGTCGATGATTTCTTCGGCTTGGGCAAGCGTCGGTCGTGTGGCAGTCGTAAATTGACCGCCCACGATTACATCAGAAATACGGGTTTCGATCTTCTCATGCTCAGAGTACGAGTTAGCTGAGATTGCCATATCGACTCCTAGCGGTAGTAGACCGAGATTACGCCGCCCTTAGATGCGCCAGCGTTGGACACCTGTGGCTCAATCGTTCCAGCGAGTGCTGCCCCTGGGTCTGGAATAACCTGCTGGGAAGCAGAAGTAGACCTGTTCGCAAGAGCAGCCGCCATAACGTCGATACCATCTTCGTCATTGATAACGATGTCGTAGTTGTCCGTAGGTGCTGCTGTCGAAGGGTTGGTGGCTACGCGAAGAATCGTGCCATTGATTGAAGCAGTCGTTCCGTTGGCATTGCCCGAACCGTCAGATGTCCAAGTGAAATCGACTCTACCGATGGGCTGACCGCGCC